TTAAAATGAGAACATATTTAGTAACAGGTGGAGCTGGTTTCATCGGCTCAAATTACATTCATTACATGTTTAAGAAATATGATAATGAAATCAGAATTATCAACGTAGATAAGCTTACCTACGCTGGTAACCTTGAGAACCTCAAGGACGTAGAGAACAGAGATAACTATACATTTGTAAAGGCTGACATCTGTGATAAGGAAGCTATCCGCAAGGTATTTGCAGAGAATGACATCGATAGAGTTGTTCATTTTGCAGCTGAGTCACACGTTGACCGTTCAATCAAGAACCCAGAGGTTTTCGTGCAGACAAATGTACTTGGCACAGCAGTAATGCTTAACTGTGCAAAGGAAGCATGGGAGCTTCCTGATGGTACATTCAAGGAGGGCAAGAAGTTCCTTCACGTTTCTACAGACGAAGTATATGGATCACTTCCAGATGATGACAATGCATTCTTCTATGAGACATCACCTTATGATCCACATTCACCATATTCAGCATCAAAGGCTTCATCAGATATGATTGTAAAGGCTTATATGGATACATATAAGTTCCCAGCAAACATTACAAACTGCTCAAACAACTATGGCCCTTACCAGTTCCCTGAGAAGCTTATTCCACTTATCATCAACAACGCACTTCAGGGCAAGGACCTTCCAGTGTATGGCGATGGTAAGAACGTTCGTGACTGGTTATACGTAGAAGATCATGCTAAGGGAATCGATATGGTTCAGGAGCAGGGTAAGCTTTTCGAGACATACAACATCGGTGGACACAATGAGAAGCAGAATATCCAGATTATCCACATCATTCTTGATACACTTCAGGAGATGCTTCCAGAGGGAGATCCTCGTAAGGAACTTGTTTCTGAAAAGCTTATCAAGTATGTAACAGATAGAAAGGGTCACGATAGAAGATACGCTATCGCACCTGACAAGATTAAGGCAGATATCGGCTGGTATCCAGAGACATGTTTCGAAGAGGGTATCAAGAAGACAATCGCATGGTTCTTCGAAAACGAAGAGTGGATGAAGAACGTAACATCCGGCGATTACCAGAAGTACTACACAGATATGTACTCTAATAAATAATAATTAATTTAGGCTGAGTGCAAATTGTTACGCTTACAAGCCTTAGATTCTCTTCCAGAGAACAAAGCGCTTGTTAGCTACAATTTGACCGAAAGCAATCTCCATGAACACTCAAGGGAATCCTGTTAGATGAGCGGAGTGTTACATGGGATTGTGTACGTAACAGCCGGGAGAATACTTAATGAAAAAATACGATTATTTAGTTGTGGGTGCAGGCTTGTTTGGAGCGACATTTGCTTATGAGGCAATGAAGCGTGGCAAGTCAGTTCTTGTGATTGATAAGAGAAATCACATTGCCGGCAACATTTACACAAAAGAAGAAGATGGAATTAATGTACACGTTTACGGTGCCCACATTTTCCACACTAGCGACAAAAAGATTTGGGAGTACATGAACCAGTTTGCTGAGTTCAATAACTACATCAATTCTCCAGTGGCTATTTACAAGGATGAGCTTTACAATCTTCCTTTTAACATGAATACATTTTCAAAGATGTGGGGAATCAAAACACCTGCTGAGGCTAAGGCTAAAATCGCAGAGCAAATTAAGGAGCTCGGTATTACAGAGCCAAAGAATCTTGAGGAGCAGGCACTTTCATTAGTTGGTACAGATGTATATGAAAAGCTTATAAAGGGCTACACACAGAAGCAATGGGGACGCCCATGCACAGAGCTTCCATCATTCATCATCAAGAGATTGCCGCTTAGATTTACATACGACAACAACTATTTCAACGATAGATTCCAGGGCATCCCAATGGGTGGATACACTCAGATTGTTGAAAAGATGCTTAAGGGCGCTGATATTGTTTTAGAGCAGGATTATTTCAAACTTGCAAAAGAAGGAAAGTTAAATGATGGCACAGAGGTAAGCTGGGATAAGCTACTTTTCACAGGCCAGATTGATGAGTACTATGATAGCTGTTTCGGTCCACTTGAGTACCGTTCAGTTCGCTTTGAGACAGAGAAGCTTGATTGTGATAATTATCAGGGCAATGCAGTTGTAAATTATACCGAGGCAGAGGTGCCATACACTCGTATCATCGAGCACAAGCACTTTGAATTTGGCACACAGCCAACAACTATCATCTCAAGAGAGTATTCTTCTGAGTGGAAGCCTGGCGTAGAGCCATACTATCCTGTCAACAATGACAAGAAC